GCCAATAATACCAAAACTGTCTTCTGCATCTGCTATTGTGGGGGGCTGTATAAAATATCTAATTTGACTTTTAGATCGGAGTACAACACCAACAATACTATTTAAATCATAGTTGGCTGGTAGTTGTGTAAGGAGTTGTTGTATTGGCTTAGAAATAGTTTCTAGCTCTACATCTCCTATGCGACTTGTTCCTGCAACTGGTCTAATTCCATCTGGTGCAAGAAATATTAAATCACCCCCGATTTCTAACACAGAATCTCGAGCAATACAACCCACATTGTTTGTAACTTGCTCTATGACAAAACCTGCAGTAACGTCTACAATTACTTTTTTTATAGCATTAGTGCCAAAGAAAAATAGGTTGTCTCTAAAGGCTCTAAAATCAACTACATCAAATCCAGGAAGAAGCTGAACGCCACCTGTTTGAACTCCACCAGAACTTGCAGCAACAAAATCATAAGGGTTTGAAGCAGAAGAGTGACACACCACCGAGGCGTTAGTTGCATCCCCACTTAAAAATAAATGGTTTTTAAAAACATCGACAATGGCAGGGAAATTTAAACATTGATTTCCACCCGCGCCTAACGCCTTTGTTCCACCTCCACTACTGGTTAATTCAACCCAATCTACACCATCGTAAATGAGGGCAGGATTTGCACCATCAACAAAACATGCTGAGTTTCCTGCACCAAAGTTAAATGTTGTGTCTCTAACTTTTGTTATTGGTGTAACTTGATTTAAAACAGAAGCTCTTCTAGCCGTTGTTCCTAAAACAGTATTGATTAAATTTATCTTCTGCCAACCTGTTGCGTAGTAGTAAAAGCAATATTCTTGTGGGTCTATTTCAACAATATCTCCCACATTTAAAGGTGTGGTAAATGTTACTTGATTGCCCGATACAGAAAAATCTGAACCTAAAAACTTTCTAGTCGAAATTGCAGATCCACTAGGTGTTATATACGCCCATGTGTTGTTCGCTACAGGCAAATCCATAGTTCTTACATTAACATCTGACCCAGAAAAAACTGTTTGCCCTGCCGTAGCAATATATTTAAATTTCTTTACTTTTCTTGCGGCTAATAAAAAGTCTGTTTTTAATACGTCATCTCTAAAAAAGGATAAGGACATAATCTGTCCTTCACCATTTACTGGATCAACTTCTTGGTAAAGACTGTTGTATGTTGTGTAGCCCTCAAGTCTTCTATAGCCACCAAAAAGACTAGGCTCATAGTTGACTAGGCGAACCGCACTTCCGGGGGCTTCTTCAGACAAATCTAGATGATTTTCGTTAGAGTTTAACCCACCCTTGCAGACCACTTTAAAACTTTCAATTTGATCTGGCATCTAGAAATAAGACCTCACTATTCTAACTGTTCTTGTGTCTCGTATAGTTTCATACTTGTTGATCAGAATAGATTGCATTTCTTTAATGCCTTGCTGAAATATTTGAAGCTGAAGTCCGGCGCTTTCTGCATTATCTCTAAACAAGTAAACTTGATACAAAGCCCCATCGATAATGATATGATCGTAGGTGTCTGGAATTCTTGTTATATCTAGAGCATTAGCTAAATCAGCGTGATTAATATAATATCTGTACTTAACGGTATATGCTTGGTTTGGGGATGGGGTTATGATGAACCCATTACCGTGTCCTGGCATGATGTTAGTTGGAATACCTATTCCAGCGGCTCCAGAAGCATCATCCGTATCTTTTCCGAGCTTATAATAGAGATCTCTAGAAGTTAAAGTAAGGTGTGTATATCCAACACCCAAACTTGCATTTTCTTGTAATTGAAAACTGTTCCAATCTACGCTCTTAAAATAGATTGGCCAATTATATTCTTCCTGACCGACTGTTATAATTTGAGTATGTAATGTGGCATTGAAAGGCCACTCAAACTCTGCACTATTAATTTTTGCAATAGAATTTTTAATTGCATCTTTTGCCAAGGCTTGTACGCCTCGACAACTTGAGAATTCTGACTCGGCTATTTCCACTTCGTTAAGTCTGCGAAGCAACTGATTAGTCAAATCCAAGAATGTGGAAGCCATATATAAATCCTACTAAAAAAAAGGGGAGCCTCCCGAAGGAAGCCCCCCTAACTTTCATTAAGCTACGTTATAGTTCGCAGTAATGAGTGCCTCTGGACGCAGAATCTTGCGGCCATAGAGCTGCATTCCGCGACAGATGTCTGCAAATGAAGCAGTGTCACGGTAAGTTTCAACTTTGTTGAGTTGCTGCGCTGTTGCTACTGCACTGTTATGTCCAGCACAAATCACTCCAAAGTTAGTCTCAGAACCCGTACTCAAAACGGTGCCAGCACCAGTGCCAACGTAAGGAAGATTATTTGACTTGTAGACTCGGAAGCCACGAACCAAACCATCACCTACACGGCCATTGCGAATTTCTTCGCCACCACCGAAATCGGCTGAAACGAATTTTGAGTTCTCGTCGAGGAGCATCTCAAAAAACACTGGGTCGGCAACGAGCCAACGATCCGCTGTATCAACGTTAGCTTCATCCATCTTACGAGCAATACGGTTCATAATCTCTAGTGGGGAAGTAATACCACCCGCACCACCGCCTGCTGCAACAGGGATAGAAGTAACTTCGCCAGCCACACCAAGGTCAGATCCGCCAAACGTACTAATATCCATCTGATTTGAATCAAGCAATTCATCTGCGCCAGCGTTAGAATCTGCTTTAGTGCCATTAGCGGCTGTGCGGCGTATCCAAGCATTAGAGCTATTAAGCTCCCACCCAGATAAGTAGCCTAAAACTTCTTGGTCAAAGGTATCTCGTAAGCGATATGCTGCACGATCTGTGGCTAAGTCCATGAAATTTATGTGAGAATGCGCGCTCTCGATGTCGTCCATTTTGAACATGAAGTAGTTCGCTTGGTCGATAGTTAGTGAGAAATCAGCGTCTGACAAGTCCTGAGATGTGACGGCCGTGCCCCTTGCATAGGAGCTCACTGTGATTTCGGGCTCCTTGATCACCTTGACGCTATCTCCAAATGAAGAGATCTCTCCAAAATAATCGGTGTTAGAAATATCTTCTACAACTGAAGATTTACGAAAAGCAGTTTGTACTTTTTTTGAATAAAGTACTGGGGAAAAGTTCCCATTTGGTAGGTTGTTATGCCCACTTGCACTTGAAAATGCCATGATATTATTCCTTAAATAAATTATAGATTGGGTTAATTAAGCTTGTAAAAATTCAAGCTTGAAAGACACTAATAAGTGTCACAGAACAACCGATTCATCTAAGGGCTGAAGAACTCATAGGTAACGTCTAAGACGGGCTAAGAGGACAGGTTATTTAGGATTGGTAGTCTGACAAATTTAAATGCAAAGGTGGACATAATGTGGCTTTGCGGTGTGCGCATGACACTAGTAGATGTGTGTAGAATGCGCTGTATTAATGCATTTGTTTTACCATAAAATGGTATCAAAAGCAATCACTATCGTGCGGCACCTGTTTGATCGTATTCAAATGTACCATTTCTAATAGAAGCCATAATAGCTTCTTCGTTTTTTTCGTAGTCAGTGGTAGACATTTTTTCTATCATAGACTCAGAAAACTTATATTTTCCGCTTGTAGGAGAAGTAGAAGAAGATCTTCCTACAGACCTTGCTGCTCCGTTTGAAGTTTTAGTCTTAATGTTTTGATCATTTTTGTAGAGATCAATACATCTGGCGGCTGTAGCGGC